ATTTAAGTGGATCAAATAATATTGGAACAGTTGCAACTAATATAGCTTCTGTAACTGATGTTTCTAATAATATTGGATCTGTAAATGACTTTGCAGCTAGATACAGAGTATCAGCTACAGCTCCAAATACATCATTAGATGTAGGAGATTTATGGTTTGATTCTACGAATGATATTATGAAAGTGTACTCGTCTGGTGGATTTATTAATACTGGATCTTCAGTAAACGGTACATCTGAAAGATATACTTATACAGTGTCATCATCAACTACTACAATTAGTGGCAATGATGATTCTGGAAATAGTTTAGAATATGATTCTCCATATATTGACGTTTACTTAAATGGAGTAAAAATGGTTAATGGAACAGATGTAACTGTTACTTCTGGTACATCAATAGTATTTGCTAGTCCAATAGGAGCTTCTGGTACTGATGTTGTAGATGTTGTTACATTTGGTACATTTGAATTAGCAAACTTTAGTATTAATGATGCTAATGATGTTTCAACTGCTGGTGTTACAGACGGACAAGTTTTAACTTATAATGCTTCATCTTCTACATTCCAACCAGGAAATGCTAGTTCAGCTGAAGTATATGGATTCAATAAAAACGCAAGTGGTGAGCTAATTATTACAACAACAAATGGTGGTGCAGATGATATTAATTCTGCAACATTTGATGGATTTGATGATGTATTATTTAGTGCTAGTGGATTTACTTTTAGTATTAATGCTAATGGTAATTTAATAGCAACCATATAATGTGCGTAGATTGTAATTTAAATTAATTTAAAAAGGAGAACAAATGGCAACAATAAATTTAGGCGCAATAAAATTTAACTGGAAGGGTGTATACTCTGGAAGTACTGCATATGCAGTAGATGATGTTGTTTCATACAATGGATCATCTTATGTATGTACTGCTGCATCAACTGGTAACCTTCCAACAGATACAAATTTTTGGGATCAGATGAGTTCTGCAGGTACTAATGGTACTGATGGAACAGATTTAGGAACAACATTAACTACACAAGGCGATTTAGTTTATCGTGATGGCTCTGGTCTACAAAGACTTGGTGCAGGAACAAGTGGTCAAGTTTTACAAACTGGTGGTGCAGGTGCAAATCCTAGTTGGGGAACAGTATCTAGTGATTATGTTAAACTATCTGAAACTTCTGTTTCTGGTAATCCTGGTCAAATTCATTTTTCAGATATTTTTACTTCTACTTATAACACTTATAAAGTTTTTATAAGTAGTTATTTTGGCACTTCTAATGATCAATTAAGATTTAGATTTACAACATCTGGTACAACTCAAATAACAAATGGTTATTACCAAATAGGTAATCTTGCTTATTATCGTTGGAGTTTAGCAGATGCTGATAATGATACAACTACAAGAGAAAATAATGCTAGTTCCTTTAGTTGTATAACTGAAAATGGAGGAACTTCTATTTCAAATGCAATTTCTTCAGAATTAACAATATACAATCCAAGAGAAAGTAGTCAGTATAGATGGGTAACTGCACAAACAACTGTTAGAGCACCTAATAATTATCATTATTCAACAACTTGGGGTGGCTATCAAAACACTACAAGTGATGCTTATGGTGGTTTAATGTTTTATCCAGGTGGTGGAAACATGTCAGGTGGCACTATTAGAATTTATGGAATTAAATAAGGAGAATTAAATATGAAAAAATTAATAGTAACATTAGACAATCAAAATGGTTCTCTAGTTGATATGACAGCAGAAGAAATTACTGTTATCGAACAAGGTCAAGCTGATGTAAAAACTAGCAAGGAAGCTGAAGAAACAGCTAAACAAGCTGACGCAACTAACAAAGCATCTGGAAATCAAAAGTTATTAGACTTGGGATTAACACAAGCTGAGGCAACTGCATTAACTGGTTATACACCACCTAGCGAGGATTAATCCTCATGACTAAAGCTAGAGATATATCTGATTTATTAGATGCAACAGGAGATGTAAAATCTACTGCTTTAGATAATGTTTCACCATCAAATGATGCTAGTGCATTAACTACTGGCACAATAGATAACGCAAGAATATCTCTTGATGCCAATGAAATACCAAATTTAGATACTGCTAAAATTACAAGTGGTCAATTTGCAGATGCTAGAATAGCAGATGTATCAGCGACTAAACTTACTGGAACAATACCAGATGCTAGATTTCCTGCAACACTTCCTGCTGTTAGTGGTGCTAATCTAACTAACTTACCCGCAGGTGGAGTAGCAGGTATATCATCAAGTGCAGACGCAACTGCTATTACGATTGACAGTTCAGAAAGAGTTGGAATTGGAACAACTTCTCCAGGTGCAATGCTTGAAGTAGGTACTGATGTGTTGATTGATAGTAGTTCTGGTTTTTATGGAAACAGACTTACAATAGGTTCTCCAAATCCTAATCAAACCTCTAATGGTGGTTATGGTTTTGGTTTTCACAATAGTGGTGCTTTCTTTTGGACTATGAGTGATACAAACAGTTATTGGAATACAACAAATCCAAATGGTTATCACTATATTAATTTGAGGTCTAAAGGTAGTCAATGTGGAAGTATTGTTCTACAATCAAGTAGTACATCTTATAACACTTCTTCTGATTATAGATTAAAAGAAAATATAGTTGATATGTCAGACGCAACGACAAGATTAAAAAGTTTAAATCCAAAAAGATTTAATTTTATTGCTGAACCAAATAAAACAGTTGATGGTTTTTTAGCACATGAAGTTTCAAGTATTGTTCCAGAAGCAATCTCTGGAGAAAAAGACGCTGTTAATGAAGATGGTAGCATTAAACCACAAGGTATCGACCAATCTAAATTAGTACCTTTATTGGTTAAAACAATTCAAGAATTAGAAGCTAGAATTACTCAATTAGAGAATGCTTAATGCCTAGAAAAAAAATTACATCAAAAGATTATACTAATGTAGCAAATGGAATTAGATTATCAGCTCATGAAAAACTTTGTGCTGAAAGAATGGATAATATTTTAAAATCTATTGAAAGACTTGAAAAAAAAGTAGAACAATTAAGCGATCATGTTTCTACTGGAAAAGGAATAGTTAAAGTACTTGTTGTTTTAGGTAGTCTTGTAGCAGGTATTATTGGTTATTTTAATTTTAAATGAAGTTTATTTTGGTAGTATGGGTTTGTACTTTTACTAGCAATCAATGTAGTCCACCTGTAGAACACGATAAAATATATAACTCATGGAATGAGTGCGTTGTTGAAGCTTACAATTATAGTACTAATTTTCTTGCACAACAGAAAACAGAAGATGTTAATGAATTTAGATTAGCAACTAAATTTTTGTGTAAGGAAATAGAAAATGTTTAAAGGTCATAGAATAATTGTTATTGGGGATGCTCATGATTGTCCTCATATAAAACAAGATAGATTTAAATGGATAGGTAAATATATTAAATCTGTTAAACCAGATTATATAGTGCAAATAGGTGATTGGGCATCATTTGATAGTTTAAGTTATTTTCAAAAAAATCATACTCAAGCAGGTAAACTTAAAGATGCTTTTATGGTAGATATAGATTCTTTAAGATCTTCAATAGATATATTAGATAAACATATTGATAATGATTTAATACCAAGACATATTACTTTTGGTAATCATGAACAAAGAGTTTATAAATTTGAAGAAGGCATACCAGAAATAGCAGGTATGATGAAGAAAGAGCTGCATGATTCTTTTGATAATCGTAAATGGAAACGATCTGCATATGGTGCTTTTAAAAATATAGGTGGTGTATCATTTACTCATTGTCCATTAAATATAATGGGTAAAGAGTATGGTGGTAAAAACTGTGAAGTACAAGTGGCTAATGATGCTACTAATGATATTGTATTCGGACACACTCATAAATTTAGAGATTGGAAAGCTCCTAAAATTGGTGATAAAAATTATGTTAGAATAGTTAACGTAGGATGTGCGTTGCCACATGGGCATGTAGAAGACTATGCTAAAATGAATTTAACTGGATGGTCATGGGGTATAGTTGAACTCGGTATCTGGGACAACCATATACAAGAAAGTCAATTTATATCTATGGATAGATTGGAAAAACAATATGATAACTGATGGTACAAATTTTGCCAAATATAATAATTTTAGCAGCAACGAGTTTAAATGTAAATGTTGTGGAGAATTAAAAATTTCTGAAATAGTTTTAGACTTTTGCCAGGCATGGCGTAATCATATTCAAGAAGGTGTTACAATAACTTCAGCTTATAGATGTCCAGAACATAATAGCAAAGTAAGTTCTACTGGTGACAGTGGCCCACATACTACTGGGTTTGCTGTTGATATAGCAACATCACCCCAAAAACAATATGAGCTGCTAGACTTTGCATTACATTGGGATCCAAAACCTACAGGTATTGGTATAGCAAAATCATTTACTCATCTTGATTGGTTAACTGTAGATGTTGATCAGAAGTATGTAGTAAGACCTAACGTATGGAAATATTAATATGTGGTTAAGTGCAATTAAACTTGCAGTCCAAGCAGGATCGCATATATACAAGAAAAAAAAACAAACCCAAATGCTTATGGCAGATGCACAAATGCGTCATGCTGAGCAGATGAGTAGAGGTGAACTTGAATATAAAGCGAAAATTATTGAAAGCAATGATAACGGTTGGAAAGACGAATTTGTACTTATCCTTGTATCTTTGCCTATTCTTTTATTGGGTTGGTCTGTTTTTTCTGACGATCCAGAAATACGTAATAAATTAGATTTATTTTTTGAATATTTTAAGAACCTTCCATATTGGTATCAAGCTATATTCATAGGAGTAGTCAGTGCAATTTATGGTCTTAAAGGTGCTGACATAATGCGTAAAAAATAATGACAAGAAAAACCAATACAATGTTAATTGGATTACTTGGTACAATACTTATGGGTTTAGCTACATGGACTCTTGTTACTCTTATAGAACTTCAATTAACAGTAACTATGATTCAATCTGATTTAATGAGTATTGATAAACAATTTGGTAGAGTTTATAATTTTATTGATTCAATTAGATAAAAATAATGTGGTGTGTAATTTGGAAACAAAATAATCTTTACAAGATGTTTACAAATTTAATATTTGAATCTGAAAAAAAAGCTATTGAATTTAAGAATCAACAGAAGTCTATGCGAAAAGCTCATGATTGTAGAGCTGTACCTTATATTTATGAATATTTTAATGGAGTGGATAATTTAGACCATTTAAATGGCTCTGAGAAGCCACAGGATAGCTAAATAGACCACATTCGGTATCATTGGGTATAATATATATAAAGGCTGTGTGTGTAGCTCTATGACAGTTTATTGCCTGTTTCAACAAAATGATCTGATTCTAGCTCAGCTAAAGCTCCTTGTAGAAGATCTATAGCAAATTTCTTATTATTATAGTTAGAAGCTATCTGCATTACATTAGATACCAAAGCTACTTGAGCTGCATCTATAGTATTACCTTTAAGTAAATCAATAGTTACAGTATCAGCAATGTTATCAAATAAAGTTACTACTTCTTTGTTAGATACTTTTCTTGATTTAAATATATCTCGTAAGCATATTATTGTTTTCATAAAGTAAGGTTATTATGAAATTCGGAAGCTGACACCTCACATAAAAAAAAGTAAACACCAAGTAGAGTAAACCATGACAGGTGTATATTACTATTTAACCTTACTGGACTACTTGATGTTTACATAATAATTACTTAATTAATGAGCAGGTCTTAAGCTGTAATGAAGACTAGTATCTAATTACATACAGGTTCTAGCTTACCTATTTGTCGTCACAAATTTTATATCTGTAGGCGTACTCAATTCAAAGTTTTATTCATACGCCTACAGTTCACAACAGATGTAGTTACATACTACGTGTTAATTATTAAAAGGTAAATTAACTTAACCTATTAAAACTGGTCATCAAAATCATCTGTACTCGCAGACTGTGAAGTCTTAGTAGCAGATGGTTTGTCGCCAACCATTCTAATGCTTCCTGTAAATCGAGGTACTACAACCTCAGTTACAATTCTGTTTTGATCGTTAGAATCTTTAAATTGTCTGGTTTCTATTTCACCATCAACATATAATAAAGTTCCACTCTTGGCATACTTTTGCATAGTATCTGCAAGTCTTGGATCCCACACTACAATTTTATGCCATGTAGTTTTCTCTTGCCATTCACCATCTTTAGTTTTGTATTTTTTATTAGTAGCTAAAGATAGGTTAGCAAAAGACTCACCTTTTTTAGTTTGTTTTATTTCTGGGTCTGCTCCCAGTCTTCCTATCAACATTACTTTGTTTATCATTGTTTAACTCCTTTGTATTGATTACGGTTATGTTAGTTGGTTTAGCATCAAACTTAGCTTTCATTTCTTGTACATATTTGTTGTTATCAAACAAACCAAGAAACACATCAGCACTGACACCAAGATGACTAAAACCTTTGGTCATAGCATCAGTCATTGCTTTCTTTGGTGCTTCATCATCTAGCCCACCATTCTTTTTGTACAATGCTTGTACTGAAGATACTGGCCCATATTGATTCCATTCTAAGTTAGGTTCTTTTCTGTATCTTATTGTTACTTCTGCAAACACATTTTTATCTGTGTATGTATAGTCAACATGATATGACCAACCTAAACCTACTGGACCAAACATACCAGTCATAACTTGTATCTGATACATTGGATCTATAGTAGTTAGTTCTTTACCACCAAATTTAGAAAATGCTTTTGTATATTTAGGATTAGTATTTTTTACTTGATCCCATAACCAAAAATGTTCTTCTTTTCCTGTTCTCATTATATACCTTTCTGTGTGTATTGATTATTAATATGAGTTTTACTTACTATATAAACATATGCAGAACGCTTACTTGCATTCTTACGTTTATCTTTTCTTTCTATCTTATCTTGTTTATATAATTCAGTTACTCTTGGTCTTACAGTAAATGAAGATAACCCTAATAGGTCAGCTACTTCATCTGCTGTTGCTCCAAAGTTACCTTTGTTTGCAATAACATTAAATACTTTAGCTCTTATAGTATCAGCACCTTCTTTTAATAGTTCGGCAGCTTCTACTGAAGTATCAACTTTCTGACTGCCTGGTGAGTAAGGGTATGATTTCTCTACCATTGTTATGCTCCTTTATCTGTTCGTTAAAATTATTAAAGTCAACAAAATCTGGTGGTGGTGTTTTGGTTTGTACTAAATGCCAAAACAATATTTCAGCAGATTCTAATTGATTTTGAAATTCTTTATCTGGTGTTACTTCAACAAGTCCCCATTTCATATTACCAAAGAACATAGATAAATACATTTTATCTGCACCATATATCATAAGGTAATGTTGTATTTGTGCTTTGTATTTTTCTGCTGTTTTGATTTCATTAGTAAAAGCATTGGTATGTTTACATTCTAGTAAAGCTTTTTTTTCTTGAAGGACACCATCTATATTGCAATACATAAATGGATATTTTTTAGATTTAATAAAGACTTGTTCACCTACAACTTTAATGCCAGTTTGTTTTTCAAACCAGCGAATGTTAAAGTCTTCAGTATGCACTCCCATTTGTACTGGTAAAACATTTGAGAGATCATCTGATTCTTTCTCTCCAATTTTTTCTAGATACAAATCGTGCCAGTCACCATTGTAAAGCCTGGTGGCATCTGATCCACCTATGCCTGTCTTACGATCAAAATCTTTATTCATTTATTTTTCCTTTCAATGTCTTCAATCATGTTGTGTAGTTCTGTCTGTATATATTTTAATTCAGCTATACCAAGTAATCCTGCAAGATTAGTTATAACTTCTATTCTTTTTTTCTGTAAAGCTTGATGTTTATTTCTTGATTGTATTTCTTGTATTGCTTCATCTTGTTCTGCCATTATTTACCTCTATATATATTTCGGAAGTTTAAACCTACTCGAGTTGCACCTTTTCGTTTTATATCTTCCCATTTCTTTTGTTCTATTTTTTTATGTTTTCTTCTTAAACTATCTAATTGTTGTAAAATTTCTTTTTCCATTTTACCTGATAACAATTTGGTAGCGAAGTCAGTATATATCTTATCATTATACTCAATAGTTTTATAAAATTTAAGTAATGACATGTACCATGCTTGTTGTCTTACATGATAAGGTGTGTAGTCTATTTCAACTTTGGGTTTCTGTTTTTTCATTTGTAGATGTTCCTTCTCCTAAACCTTCTAATGCTGCTTTAACTTTAATTTTATCTGCATCTAATTCTTTAAACTCAGATTTAATTTTAGTTAAATAGTGAATAGCATCTAATAGTTCTTCGATTGTTTCATCTACCCATTCGGAAGTAGGTCTTTTGTTTTCAGACATAGTCTTCCCAAACTTCTCCATACCTTGAACGTGTCTATCAATAGTTTTTTTGATTACATCATTTACGATAGGATCGTCTGTTATATCACCAGGATTAAACTCTGGATTAACTGTCATGTTTTACCTCTTTTTTTTTAATTACAATTTCGGCATCTAGTGCTTCTGCCCAACAACAGAATAACCAGCCACTTGGTTTTCTTATACCACACTCCCATTTTGATACAAGTCCTTTAGCTACACCTAATATTTCATCCATTTCTAATTGAGAGATACCCATGTCTTTTCTTATTTTAACAAACTGGGGTATCACTTGATTATGAAACTGTTCACCTAGTGCCTTATTTGTCATAATTACTAGGTATATGTATATTTAGGTAGCTGTCAACTAGATATGGTAGTGCTGTTCATTACACTATTAGGAATAAAATAACCTAATGGTTTCTTTGTATATTCTGCTATTTTACCTAATTTAGTTATTGATACTTTGTTGGTAGCTCTTTCATACTTTTGAATTTGTTGAAAGGTACAACCTGCAGCTTTAGCTAATTCTGTTTGAGTCATAACTCTATGTTCAAATGTAGTATGTCTAGCATGTTTAATTTGTTTACCAATATAAGTATATAGTTCTTGATCGTTATACATTGCCTTTTCTCCTTGATGCTTCTAATGTTCTCCATATTTCTATTTTCATTTCGGCAGTTCTTCTTTTGTTTTTTAATTTAAGAAGATCTATATTGAGAGCATTAATTGTTTTAATTGAATTAACATAACTTTCGGAAGCGTAAAAATTTTCAATAGCTTTTGATACAGCTACATCAGATTGATTTACATAACTACCTTTGTAATGTTTAATCATATCTCGCTGATACTCTACCTCTGCCATATGTTCAGCAAAGGTAGTATCAGTTTCAGCTAGATAATTTATTTCATTATCTATATCCATATTATTTACTTTCTAATTGTAGAAACTCTTTAGGTGCAGCTACTGGTACACCAGAAGCTTTGAATGTTTGACCTAAATGTTTCCATACATCTTTTATATCTCTACCAGAATATAAAACATTTTTAGCTTGTTCTTCAAGTAAATCTAAATCATGTTTTACTTTAAATTTAGGTAATTTAGATACAGCTACTTCTGTTTCTTGTTTACAAGCTTTAGTTAAATAATGTTCTATATTGTCATATTCTTTAATTTCTATAGACATTCTATCATTATAATTACCTTTCCATCCTCTGATAGAAGACCAAGAGTTCATTTTAGATTCGAGTTTATCACCTGCTGCTCTTTTAGCTGCAAATAATTTAGCTTCATAAGATTCTTTTTGCTGTTGAAACTTTCTAAGTTTATCATCAGCTTCTTTAAAAGCTTTTATTTCAGCTTTAAGACCTAACTTTTCAACAAATGATTTATAATTTTTATCAGTTTGTTTTTGAGTAACAGCTTCTATTTCTGATTCAATGTTTTGTCTTCTGTGTCTAAACTTATCTGCAATAAGTTGATCAAGATAGTTTAGTTCATTACTTCTTATTGGTTTCATCTTTACCTTTCTTTTTTGTTTTAGTTGTTTTAGTGGTAACAGTTTTTTGATTAGCAAAACTATTTACCCATTTTAAGTACTCTTTCTTTTCTTTTGGTTTCACTTAAAATACCTCTTTCTGTTCTTTAAATACATTACCTGTATGATATGTATCTGTTTCTGTATGTTCATAACCATCATCATTAAAGTCACCTGTTTCTGTATTAATAGTAACAGTACCACGACAAGAATATTCTGAAGCAAATGAATAGTGTTGATTTAATCTACCATAATCTGAATAGATTAAACCTAAGAAATGATCATCATCAAATTCAGTATTTTCATCATTTATAACTTTGTCCCATTCTACCATGACTTTATCTTCACCTTTGTAAAAGACACATTCATCAAATGTACCTTCGTCATGACCACCTTCATAAGCAATAGTAATTTTAGTAATACCATGTTTATGTAAAGCTTTAAGTACGTCTTCAATCTTTTCCAACATTTTTATATCCTCTTATCATCCATTGTGTTGCTCGTATTTGTACTGCCCAATCTTGAAAGCTAGGAATCCAACCTAGATCTTCACGAATGTGTTGCTCGGCAATAAGTCTGACAGGAACAACTTTACCATCAGAATTTGTAATAGTAGTACCAAACTCTTTTTCGGCAGCAAAACAACCTTCAGCATGATGTCGTAATGCTCTATGAGTATAGTGTGCAACAATCTTTTTTGATTCATCAAACCAGTCATGTATAGGCTGGTAGTCTGTAGTTTTACCACCCCATTTTTTTACTGATGATCTAGAATGATAATAACAATTAGCCATTAATCTCCTTAAGTTTAAATTTTTGTTTTTTAACAATAGCAACAGTTCCAGCTATATGGTCGCCAGGCATACAATGAAAACCTGTTTTTTCTTGCCAAGCATACCAAGCTTTAGTTGCTCTTTTGTTTGGGTAATTTATATTTTTTAGCTTAGCTTCTTCATCTGCATACATATCAAATGTTTTATCTTCATCATTATAACCTTGTATGATTTCAATTAATTCACATCCAATAAGTTTATATAATTCTGAAAAAGTAGGTTTTTTTTCAAACACATGAATGTCTTCATTATCGTTATCTTTCCATAAGATTACGTTATACATTTTCTACCTCATCTAAATATTTAATTACTAAATTTCTTACTAATGTAGCTTTAGCTATATTATGTTTAACACAATATTTATCTAATCTTTCGTATGTTTCTGTACCTAACGATAAACCAAACATACCATATTTAATTGTGTTAGCATTTCGTCTTCGTTTTTTTGGTATGCTGTTTAATATATCTCCAACTTCAATTGTTTTCATTTTTATCCTTTGTTATTGTTTGTTTAATAAACTTTACATAATGGTTACAAATATCAAAAATTAAGCCAGTGAAGTATAAACACCAACTTAATCCAGATAATATGGCTATTAAAATATATTTTAAAAAGCCAAAAAACTTAGGTATTACCCCCTCTACGTTTGTGCGTAGATTTTTTGCTTTTTCTTTGATAACGGACTTCATGTAGCTATACCTTTCATAGTTATTTCTTTCTTTCTGTTTATATAAAAAGCTATCTCATTTCTTGGGATAGCTATGTGCGTTGCTTAATCCCCACAGTGCAACGCAACTGTGTGTTTATCGTAGAATAAGGGAGCAGTATCAAGAACCGTAGTTCTTGTTAATAGCAGTCATGTTAACTAATACCGACTAATCTTCTACGCTAGGATTCTCTAATTCATACAAAGCTACTAAATGTTTTAATCTTTCGTTTAGTTTGTAACACTTAATATCTTTGGTATCTTTATAAGCTAAAGCTTCTTGTTCTAAAAAATATAGTTTTAGTATTTCTTGTAAATCAAATACTTCTTTAAAACTTATTTTGATGTTGAGATACTTTGTAGTCGTATCTTGCTTCTTCTGCATTAGATCTATGCTCCTCTATGTCGCCTGGAGAATCTATTCCTAGTCTTGTTATACCAGCAATAAATTCATCCATTTCAATTCTGCATTCTGCATAATCAAATTGCAACTTGGCTAGTTCATCTATTATATGTTGTTTGTATGCTGTCATTTATTCCACCATTGTGTTTTAGTTTCTTCATTCTTAACAATTTTGTAAGGTAATTCAACCTTGTTTGGCATATGCTTTGATATAGCAAAGAACAAACCTAGAATGATTCTAATTGGCAACATGATTGCAATCCAAATCCATTTGGCAGCAACATTCATTAGCCAGTTTTGTAGTTTATTTAACATAGTATTCTCCTTTGTTTATTAGTTATATAATTTCGGCAGCAACGCCTAATGATTTTCAACGCCGAACCTTTTGAAAATAGGCTGTAACGATAAAAAAAACCCAGTACCCTGTTAAGAGTACCGGGTTTGATTGTTTATTATTACTTACCTAGAGCTTGTTTTAGTCTAGTCATATTGTATTCTTTCATCTGTTTAGTCACATCTTTGACAGGAGCTTTGCTTTGAGGCATAAACTTCTTACCAAAGGTAGTTTCATAACATAGAAGAAACTCATTCAATATAGACTTAGCTCTTTTGATATTAACTTCTTGAGCATCACGTCTAAAGATTAACTTGTCAACATTTAGCTTAGTGATCTCATTACCAACATCTTCTCGTAACGCAGTCTGCATAAGATCTTTTGTCTTATCTAGACTTTTGATACACTGTTCATGATGTCTTTGGAATACACCAATAATACTATTAGCATTCCATTCAGCCAACATTGACCAATCTGGATGATCAGCAAATGGTGATATAACTGTATTGAAAAAGCCAGTAACACCAGCTTTCATATCAACACAATCTAGTACATCTTGCATGTCATCTAGTCTGCTATCTGAATAATCTTGTTGATTTAATTCACTACCCATCATATCTAACTCCTTTAGTTATATTATTTATTTCGCTATCTATTTCACTAACCTTATCATAGTCAGCTTTAACTATAGCTTCTTCTTTTAACATTGATAACTCAACAACTCTTTTTCTATCGTGTTCATCTGTTATCAACTCATAGTATTTAACGTACTCCATTGTAACCTTTCTGTTATCGTTTACTTTATAACCGACATGGCATAACGCATGTGGTTAAGGTGTGCAGTCATCATGAGGCAAAGCTTAATGATACAGTGCGACACAACGCACCCGAAGGGGAATCACCTTTAGGTGAGGCGTTGATGTCCCTTGCACTGTTCATTAAGGCAAACTCATGATACAAGCACATTAATCCACGTGTGTGGGGGGGACCCATAGCAATAGTGAGCAACAGCGAACGGTTTCTTTAGAAAATTGCGTATGGGGTTGTAAGCGTTGCCTTTGGCAACTCCTTCAGAGCAATCCAGAGGATTGATCAATGCGACCAGGATCGTTACCCTTTAGGGACAAGACCGAAGGGCTTGGGTGAGCATAGCGAACTAGAGCCTGTAAGTCGCCATACAAGATATAGTTATGTGAGTTTCCAATACTACTAAAGTCCTGTTATTTCTCTTGACACAATGAAATTAAATATCTACGTACCTATAAGGGTAGAATAAATAAGTGTTATGAAAGATGATCTTACAGAGAAACAACGAAGCCTAGTAGATACTATCGTAGCTACTGGGTGTAGTATCAAGGAAGCTGCTGAAAAGGCAGGATATTCAAGTAAAGGAAGCAAAGAAGCAGCGAGAGTAAGTGCTTCTCGCACACTACGTTTACCAAAGGTACAACAGTATATGCAACAACGGATTGCACAAACTCTTGGACTTGGAGCAGTAAGTGCGAGTAAAAGACTTATCGAGCTGTCGAGTGGAGCTAAGAGTGAATATGTTCAGCTAGAGGCTAGCAGAGATATTCTCGATAGAGTAGGATTGAGAGCACCAGATAAGGTATCTCACAATATACAGGGGGATATTAAGATTAATATTGATTTAACGTGAGGCGTTGGTATGCACCCACACATCTACGACTAGCAGAGTCGGAGGGTGGGGGCAAAAATCATCAGCCATAGCTGACGAGGCGAGTCTCACAGACAACAGGGTTCAAAAAGGTACACATGGCAAAGCAGAAGTTCACACATTTTATACCACGAGATAAGCCTAAGAAAAGACGAGGCGTTCATACTAAGAGTCAGAACAAATCAGCCAAAAGGCAGAAGAAACAAACTAGGTACAAAGGGCAAGGGCGTTAGCATTGCTAAGTGCGTTTCAAAAATTTTTTTAGTTCTATAAGGTTCTCCCTTCCAACAAACAAAGGAGAGAACATGAATTACAAAGTAAACATATGGCAAAATGATACTCTCAAAAGAGAGATTGTATATTCAGCTGAAAATGATATACAAGCAATACAGATGGCTAGTGCTGCAACACCAGATGGATGCAGATCAACATACGAACAAGTAATGGAGGAACAATGCCCTACGGAAAAGGAACCTACGGTTCAAAAAGAGGAAGACCTGCTGCAAAAAGCAAGTTAACAGGAAAACAGAAATCATTACCAGAAGCTCTGAAAAAAAAGATCATAGCTAAAATGAAAAAGAAGTAATGGCGACAAAGAAAGAAAAAGAACATATGAGGTGGGTGGCTGAGCTTGGTTGCTATTGCTGTGAACGACCAGCTAACCTACATCATATAAGACCCCCTGGAACTGGCATAGGAAGACGTACAAGCCACTTCCACGTAATTCCGTTATGTCATGACCATCATCAAGGAAAGTTCTCTATACACATGGCTAAGAAAGCTTTTGAAAAAAAGTATGGTAAAGAAACTGAGATATTAAAAATAGTATTAGAAAGGGTAGAACAATTAAAATGTCGTTCCTCAATAATTTAAGTTTAAAAGATAGAAAAAGATTAAGAACTATTGTTAAGAATACACATCTTAAACATTATCCAACACATATGATAACAGACTATGAAGCTGATAAACTTGTAGAAGCTTTTGGTGAAGAAACCATATACAATCTGTTAAAAGCAAATGTTGGTGTAAATGTCGATTAATTTTAAATACAAACCAGAAGGCGATACTTTAAAAAAATTTATGAAGTCTGACGACTTCTTTAGAGGACTTCGTGGGCCAGTAGGATCTGGTAAGTCAGTTGCTTGTTGTATTGAAATCTTTAGACGAGCTTTATTACAACAAAAAAATGCAGAAGGTAAAAGAAAATCTAGATGGGCTGTAATTAGAAATACTAATCCACAGCTTAGAACTACAACAATCAAAACATGGTTAGATTGGTTTCCAGAAGATACTTGGGGTAACTTTGCCTGGAGTGTTCCTTATACTCATAGAATCTTAGTTGGTGAACTTGATGTAGAAGTTATCTTCTTAGCTCTTGATAGACCAGAAGATGTTAAGAAATTACTATCATTAGAATTGACTGGTGTTTGGGTTAATGAAGCAAGAGAAATACCTAAATCAATTATAGATGCTTGTACTATGAGGGTAGGAAGATTTCCTAGTATGAGAGAAGGTGGGGCTAGTTGGTATGGAGTTATAGCAGATACCAATGCACCAGAAGAAGATCACTGGTGGCCGATCATGGCAGCAGATGTACCTGTACCAGATCACATCTCTCGAGATGAAGCTTTAATGTTAATCAAACCAGACAACTGGAGTTTTTATACTCAACCTCCTGCTTTGCTAGAAAACAAAGGGAAGGATGGATTAATAACTGGTTATGAAGATAACAAAAAATCAGAAAATAAAAAAAACCTAACCGACAAATATTATGAAAATATTATTAGAGGTAAAACAAAAGGATGGATAGATGTTTATGTTTTAAATAAACTAGGATCTATTGAAGAAGGTAAACCTGTATATCACAGCTTCAAAGATGAATTACATATAACAAAAGAAAAAATAGAATTAATACCTGGACAACCAATATGGATTGGAGTTGACTTTGGATTAACTCCTGCTGCAGTCTTTGGTCAAAGAACTACTACAGGTAAATGGAATATATTAAATGAGCTTGTTTGTTTTGATATGGGTGTAATTAGATTCTCAGAATTACTGAGAGGAGAGATTGCAAAATCATACAAAGGATATGAAGTTATGATCTATGGAGATCCTGCTGGAGATTTCAGATCACAGACAGATGAAAGAACTCCATTTCAAATAATGAGGAATCATGGATTAAAAGCTATACCTGCACCATCTAATGATGTTGCTTTAAGAATAGAAGCTGTTGATTCTACACTATCAAGATTAGTAGATGGATCACCAGGATTTATTATGAGTACAGAATGTATAAATTTAAAAAAAGGTTTTAATGGTGGTTATCATTATAGAAGACTTCAAGTATCTGGAGATAGGTATGATGAGAAACCATTGAAGAATAGATACTCCCACGTTCATGATGCTTTACAATATTTAATGATGGGAGCTGGTGAAGGTAGAACAATGATGTCTGGTAAGATACAAACACAGCCAACTGTTGCTAAGAAACAATGGGATGTATTTCAAAAGCCAGGTGTAACTAAAAGGAAAGTATGGGACATATTCAAAAGGAATGGCTAGTATATTTTTACGAAGCAGATGAATATCCTTATCCAGAATGGTTACAGTTTTTAAAAAAAGGTTTTAAACATTGTGGTGCTTTAAACTTTGATCCAGAAAAAAATGTATGGATTCATTTAGAATATACTCATGCAGGAATAAAACATAGTTTACTAACTGCAAAAGAACTTGAGAATATGTTATTCTATTTGAAAGACTATGAAGTATTAAGATGCCCAGAAAAAGAACAGTGGCAGCTCTTTAGAATTAAAGATATGACCTGTGTTTCATTTATAATGCGTCTAATAGGATTCTATAAATGGTATATCTTAACTCCCTATCAGCTTTATTGTGCGTTGATAAAAGCAGGATATAAGTCATTTAATCAAAAAATTAAGGATCCAAATGTCAAAAATTAAAAAAAAACAAAAGTCTGTACAAGAAATCATTGATGAAATGAGAGATCTTCATGATCAAGAAGAAGATCTTTTAAGAGAAATGGAAGCTAATATGGGTTCGTTAACTTCTTATGATTTTGATGATATGGATGACGAGGAGTTATAATGGGTTCAGTATTTGGTAAACAACAAGATCCACCAGACAATTCAGCATTAGAAGCTGAGCTAGAAGCTAAAAGAAAAGAAGAAGAAGCAAGAGCTGCTGAATTAAAAAAGCAACAAGAAACTTATAAAAGAAAAGTTGCTAAAGGAGTTATTGGTTCTAGATCTTTATTTGGTCAAGCAGGTGGTAGAGGTTTCTTTGGATAATGGTAGCAAAGGTTTATCAAAATCCAAAAGGTGGACTGAATGCTAGAGGTAGAGCTTTCTTTAAACGTAAAGAAGGATCTAACTTAAAAGCACCAGTTAAAAAAGGTACTAATCCTAGAAGGGTTTCTTTTGCTGCAAGATTTGCAGGAATGAAAGGACCAATGAAGGATAAGAAAGGCAGACCAACTAGAAAAGCTTTAGCATTAAAAGCTTGGGGCTTTGGTAGTGTAGCTGCTGCAAGAAACTTTGCAAATAGGCATAAGAAAAAAGCTTAATGGCTGTTGCAAAGAAAACTAAACCTGCTTTATGGGCAAGAGCTAAAGCTCAAGCTAAAGCAAGAATGGGAGGAAAACACAGTGCTAGGGCTATGCAACTTGCTACAAAGATTTATAAAAAAGCAGGTGGAGGCTATAGAGGATCTAAGTCTTCATCCAACAAGCTTACAAAATGGGGTAAACAAAAATGGCAAACAAGCAGTGGTAAAAAATCAGAAGGCAAACGAAGATATTTACCTAAGAAAGCTTGGAAGGCTCTTACGGCTAAAGAAAAATCAGCAACTAACGCAGCTAAAGCACGTGGAAATAAAAAAGGAAAACAATTCGTTAAGCAACCTAAAAGTATCGCAGCGAAAACTAAAAGATTTAGAAGATGAAATATATAAATAAAATAATTTTTAAAATAAAAGTTTTTATTGTAGAACTTAAAAACAAATGGAGTAAAAAATAATATGCCTTA